AGGAGCCTGCGACTGGCGGAAAATGGGCCCAAATTTATTGCGATTCGTTGAAGTAATAAACACTTCCCACGATTTCAGTCTCAACAAGCCCTTTTGATAATGAGACACGCGAAAAAGCCGTATCACAATGCCCAATGGCCCTGACGCAGATCCAACTGGCGAAGGCGCTCGACGCCAACCAGACGAGCGTGTCTCTCTGGAAGGCGCAGGGGATGCCAACGGACTCGGTGGATGCGGCGAGGGCATGGCTGGCCGCGAACATTCGCCGCCGCAAGTCGGGCAAGGTGGCCGCGCCAACGACCAGCACCAACCCGGCGCTGGGGCCGAAGGCGAGGCTCGACCGTGCGGCGGAGGGGGAGATTCGCCATTACGAATTGTGGAAGGCGGCAGCGAACTCGGAGGAGGCCAACAGCCGAACCGTGGCCGAACTGGCCGGCGCGTGGCGCGACAGCCGAAAGGCCGTGGCACAAGCCGAGCAGGAGTTGGGGCAATTCTTGTCGATGACCAAGGCAACACTCAACAAGGCCGAGACGGTGGCGGCGATCCGTGGGCTGATTTCGGCGATGGTGCAGGATTTTTCGACATTCCCGTGGGGAGAGCAGGCGACTTCGATGCTACGGAAGCACTTAGCGACCCTGCCGCCGTCCTTGTCGGAGGCGACCGCGAAGGGTTAGCCGAAGCGTGGGCCGCAGGGCACGAGGTAACGCTGACGCCGCCGAAGCCAGGCGTGGTGGCGTGGGCCGAGTCCAATCTGAAGCTCTCCGAGCGCATCACCAACAAGCCGGGGAGTTATCTGACCCAGCGCACTCCGTATGTGCGCGAAGTGTTGGAGTGCTTTGCGGACGAGCGGGTGCGGCGGCTTGCCTTGGTGTGGGGCGCTCAGACGAGCAAGACCACGGCCATCATCGTGGGCATGGCCTACAAGCTCGACGTAAATCCCGCCCCGTGTCTTTGGGTTATGCCTTCGACGCACTTGGCGCGGTCTTTCTCCGAGACGCGATGGATGCCGCTCATAGATCAGAACCCGACTTTGGCGCGGCACAAGCAGGCCGACCCCGACAAGTATCGACTCTTAGAGCAACACTTTGACCGCATGAGCGTGTGGTTCACGGGCAGCAACTCGCCGGCCTCACTTTCCTCGCGCTCAATTGCCGCGCTGTGCATGGACGAATTAGACAAATTTCCCGCGAAGGGTGGCAAAGAGTCCGCGCCTTTGCAGTTGGCCGAGGCCCGTGTGGCGACTTACCCGCAGCACATCATCGTAACGACCTCAACCCCGACCTACGAAGACGGGGCTATCTGGACGGAATGGCTGAAGGGCGACCAGCGCAAATACTTCGTGCCGTGCCTTGGCTGCGGCGAAGCGTGGTCTTTGGAATGGGAGCACATCAAATGGGATGAGACGGCCAAGCAAGACGAAGGCTGGAACATGGAGCGGGTGGCCGCGACGGCGCGGTGTGTTTGCCCTGCCTGTGGTCACGCGCACGAAGAGGCCGACAAACAAGAGATGCTTGAGCGGGGCGAGTGGAGGCCCACGGATTTTGCCGCCGAGCCAGGGCGGCGAAGCTATCACTTGTCTTCTCTCTACGCACCGTGGCGGAAGTGGGCGGATTTGGCCGTGAAGTTTTTGCAAGACCGAGAAGCGCCGGGCGGGTTGCAGGATTTCTACAACCGCGAACTGGCGATCCCGTGGAAGGTCGAGGGCTCACGCATTACCACCGCCATGATCCGCGAGCGCATCGACGCCTCGCCCAAGTATCTGCTGGGGCAACCGCCGAGTGACGGGGTGCTGGCGCGGCTCATGGCCGTGGACGTGCAGCAAACCGAACTGTGGTGGCTGGTTCGCCAACTCCACGAAGACGGGAGTAGCTATCTCGTGCAATACGGGTCTGCCTTGGGATGGGGCGGGCTGTCAGAGAAATTCCGCGAGCTTGGTTGCCAGTGGGGGATTGTCGATGCCGGGTATGCGGCCAAGGCGACAAGCGGCGTTTACAACTTTGTTTTCGGCACGGCGGGCAAATTCTGCGCGGCCTTTGGGCGAACCAAGAAGCACAACTCGTCTTTGAAGCCTTGGGAGACGGGCGAGCTTCAGATCGACGGCACCCGCACCATCCGTCAAATGCGTTTCGATGCGTTGCTCTGGCAGGAGCGGCTTTACCACGATGTGCTACGGGATGGCCGCGTGCCGTGGTATCTGCCGCGTGATTTGGCCAAGGACTACGTTTCGCAGATGCAAAACGAGGCGCTGGTAGACGATAAGGACGAAAAGAAGTGGCAACGATTCGGCCCCAACCACTTGGCCGACTGCGAGAAAATGGCGCTGGTTTACATGGATTGCTTCTTGTCGGCCTTCCGCGCACAGAACGCCACTCCTTGACACAAGCAACGAGGGCATGACCGATGCGTCGATGCTCGCCCGTGTCTTCACGGCGTCCGAACTTTCCCAACTCAAAGCAAGCTGCAAGGCGCAAATTCTGGCGGGCGGCGCCTCTCAAGCGTTTGTTTTGTCAAGCAGTGTGGGCGGTCGGTCGGTGACGCTTCAGAAAAGTTACGATGCATGGGAAATGCTCGGCCTCATCGAGACGGCCCTTGCCATCAATGCCGGCGACATCGGCAACGACCGCGCCACCCGCGCCCAATACGGAGTATATTAAAATGGCCAACCTCATCGACAAAATGGCCAAGGCGCTGGGCTTCTCCCGCATGGTCGAAGCCGCCAACTGGCGCCCGGAAGAACGCGCATGGGTGCAGTCGCAGGCGCAGGACAGCAAGGTGGATATCTCCAACGGCGACCGCGTGCGCCTGCTCGGCCTGTCGCGCAAACTTTTCTACAACAACGCCATCGTCAGATCGGCCATCCGCGACAAGGCGACCTACTCGGTTGGCTCGGCCATCGCCCCGCAGGCCAACAGCGGCGATCCCGCATGGGATGATGCCGCCGAAGCGTGGTGGGATAACTGGAGCAAATCTCCCGAAATCAGCGAGCGCCACGATATGCGCCGGCTGCAAATGCTCGTCTCTGAAGCTATCGACCGCGACGGCGAAATCTTTTGCATCCTGACCAACAAACGCGACGGGATGCCCGCCGTGCAAATCGTCGAGTCGCACCGAGTCGCCAACCCGCCCGACAGGGCCGACCAGATCATTGATGGCGTAAGTCTCGACCGCTTTGCCCGTCCGCTGGCTTATCATGTGGTCGAGGGCGACACCTTCAGCCAGCGCACCAGCCGCAGCATTCAGGCGGATCTGATGCTCCACGTTTACGAGCCCGAACGTCCCGACCAAGTGCGCGGGTATCCCGCCGTGGCTGTGGCGCTGAACAACCTCCTCGACCGCGACGAACTCCTCCGCTTTGAGATGCAGGCCGCGAAGATCGGCAGCAGCATCGGCCTTGTCGTTCAGAACGCGCAGGGCGGGGTGGGGGCCGAGGGATTCTTTGGCGACTTGTCCAAGAGCACGGGCGAAAGCCTGACCCGCGAAACGGTTTTTGGCGGCGGCATGATCCCGCGCCTCAAGGCCACCGAGCGCATCGAGTCGTTTATGATGAATCGTCCGAACGAAAAGTTGGACGCGCATCTGGAGCAATACATTCGCGCCGCCGCCCTCGGCCTCGGCCTGCCTTACGAATTTATCTGGGACACCTCCGCTGTCGGCGGAGTCGCGCAAAGATTTATCATTCAAAAAGCCGCCCGCGCCTTTGCCGCCCGGCAGGACGTTCTTATCTCCTCCTTCCTTGGCAAGCTCTGGAACTACGCGATAGCCAACGCCATGCGCCGCCGCGAACTGCCGCAGAATCCGAACTGGCGCAGCGTTCACTGGCAGACCCCGCGCTCGATCACGGTGGACGTAGGCCGCGAAGCCGCCGCCCGCCGCGACGATGTGAAGGCCGGGCTTATGACCTTGGCCGACTTCTTTGGCGAGCAGGGGCTCGACTGGAAGACCGCCATGCAAGAAATCGCTGCTGAACGTCAGTTCGCCGCCGAGCTCGGCGTGGTCGTGGGCGTCGAGCGCACCGAGGGGGCGACGGTTATCGACCCTGTGCCTACAGGGGACGGCGGTTCAACTCCGCCCGCCTCCACCCCGGAGCCGCAAGCCGCAGAGTTTTCGGAACGCGCCCGCAAAAAGAAGCGGATCTACAAGCGCAAGAAGACCGAAACCAAGCCGGTTGCTTGACATGAGCGCCCGCCTATATGGCGGAACTTAAATTTGACGGCATCAGCGTAGCCACTGTTGGCCCCGCACTTGGGCACGAGATGTTCGTTGATGATGTCACTCTGCTTCAGGCCGAACAGGCGGGGCAGGCTGGTAGCCCGGTCAAAGTGTTTGTCGATCACGACGAGTCCATCGACTCCCTCATCGGCCTTCTCAACAACTTCCGCATCCAAGAAGACCAGCTGCGCGCCGATTTGGAACTGCTTTCGGCTCACCCGCAGGCTGAGTTTTACGCTGAGATTCTTTCTAAAGCGCCTGGCCGCGTCGGATTTTCAATGGCCTTCAGTGGCAAGCCCGAAGAAGTGGGCGACCGCCGTTTTGCCCGCGTCGAAAATCTGGTCAGCGTTGACCTCGTTAGCCGTCCCGCTGCGAACCGCGAAGGCGTCTTTCGCGCCGGCATCGAGCCCGCCCAAGTTGACACCTCGGCGGAGGGCATGACCGAATCTTCTGTCACCGAACAAGTCGAGTTTGACGCGAAAGCCGCCATCGAAGCGCTGACCGCTGTTGTCTCCAAGCTCGAAGAATCCGTCGCCGCGATCGCCGCCGACAAATCCGAACCCGCCGAGGCTGAAGTTCCCGCCGAGGAAGTGAAGTCCGAAGAGGCCGCGCCCGCTCCCGAAGCCGCCGAACTCTCCGCCCTTTCCGCGAAAGTCGCCGAGCTCGAAATCGCTCTCGCCGCCAAAGGCAGCGAGGCCGTGGCCAGCAACGGTGCCGCCTCAGAAGACCCCGTTGAGCAGTTCAAAGCTGCCAGCGAGTCGAAGGATTGGAAGCGCGCCGCGCAAATCTTTTCCGCGAACAAGAGCGCCATCTACCGCGCTCGCAACGCCAAGAATTTCTAAGGGCCAACCCCCAAGGAAAAACCAACAACCAACAAAAAATAGTATATGGCTAACTCATTCGATTCAGCACTCGTCGTAGCGACGATCTCTGAACAAGTGCAGACGGTGCTCGCCAACAGGTTGGCCCCGCTTCGCATCTTCAGCACGGATTTCAGCAACGAAGTCCGCAAACCCAAGGACACCATTCAGGTGCCCCTCGTCACGGCCACCAGCGCCACGGCGACCAACCCGACCGATTTCACCCCGGCTTCCGACGTTACCGTTGGCAAGGCGACCGTGACGCTCGACCACTACAGCCAGTTCTTCGGCATCACACAGGCCGACCTCGCTCTGGGTCATCGTCTGGAGAACTTGGTTCGTATCAACCTCAACGCTCTTGCCGACAAATTGTTCTCGGTTGCGATCACCCCGATCACAACCACCAATTTCGGCGCGGCGGTTGTCACGACCACGACCATCACCCCCGGCAGCGGACATCTGGCGACTCTCTGGAGCTCGATCAGCAAGAGCGACCGCAAGGGCTTGGTTGTCACTCCCGAAATCTACAGCCGTCTGATCCCGACCAACGCCGACTTCCTGCCGCTCCAAAACGGAGCCTACGGATTCGACCAGGGCATCTACTACGCTAACAGCTTCAGCGGTGCGGTTGCGGGCCTCGACGGCTTCGCGGTTTCGCCCGAAGCGGTTGCGGTGGCCTCGGCCATGCCTGTCATCGACCCGGCGGTCGCTAACCTCCTCTACGTCTCGGATTCCGTGACGCTGGAGCAGCTTGGCATGAGCGTCATGTATAACATCACCGCTTCGCAGTCCACCCGCACGGTGACTGCCTCGGTCGAAGTTATGTTTGGATCGGCAGCCGGTCTGACCAGCGGCACCTGCGCGCTCATCATCTAAGTGTGTGTTCACCTCCCGGCGGTTTGAGTGGCCCGCCGGGAGTTTCCATCTGGGTTTCGACCCGAAGGGTCGCGCTTCCACTCAGCGCGGCCCTTTCTTTTTGTAGTCAGTGGCAAAGATTCATCTCGGCATCATTGTAGGCAACGAAGCGGCCAACATCACCCGCTTCCTCGACAGCTTCCAACCGCACGTTGATTCCGTCAGCGTGGTGCGCGCCTGCGGCAACCAGACGCCCGACGAGACGCTCGACATCGCCAAGGCGCGTGGCTGCATCGTGGGCGAGTATCTGAATGGCGAGACAGGCAAAGATTGGCCGCACGTCGATAACTTCGCCGCCGCCCGCAACCAGACCTTTGCCCTCGCACCCGAAGGCGCCGACTGGATCATGTGGGCCGACTGTGACGATCTGCTGGCCGACTCAGGGGCCGAGGCGCTGGCCAAGATTCGCAGCGGCACCGAGATCATCAAAGGCGCCATCTACGCACCGTATGTGACCAGTGCGTCCGGCAGCTATGCTAGGCGCATCCGCCTCGTCCATGTGGATTGCTACGGCCAGTGGATCAATGCCGTTCACGAGGACATCGAGACAAAGGACGGCACCAAAAACACTTGGTGCATGGAACTGCAAGTCATCCACCTACCCGAAAACAACAAGCGCGGCAGCGTAGTCCGCAACCGCGCCATCCTTGAAAGCGTGCCGCCAGAGCAACGCACGGGCCGCGAATGGTGGTTCCTTTTCCGCGAGTGCGAGACGCAGCAAGACATTCCGAAGGCAATGGAGGCCGCGATCTTTGCCACGGCGCATCCCGAATTGGGCGACGAGGAAAAGTTCGTGGCCTACCAAACCATTGGCCGATGGATCAAAGACGTGGACGAGGCCGAGCGCCCCCTGTTGGAGGCCGTGCGTCTCATGCCGCACCGCCGCGAAGGCTACGCCGAGCTTTGCAAAATGCACACGGCCAGAGGCAACCCGAACAAAGGGCTGGCCTATGCCTACGCAATGGAAGCGCAACCTATGCCTGACGAACCCTCTTGGACGCACGATGCGTCCCTCTACGGATGGCGAGCGCACGATCTAAAGACGCTTGCCCTGGCTAAAGCCGGCCACACCAAAGAGGCCGAGCGCGTCCGCAAAGAATGGCAGAAGCGCCTCAAGCCGCGCATTGCCGTAGGCCACCCGGCGGGCAGGGGGCAAAAGGACATCGAAGTCCGCAACCTCTGGCTGGAGCGAGCCGCGCACCCAGAGCGCGTGGCGTATTATTTTGGCATCTGCGAAAGCGACACGGAGGTGGTCGAGCAGTTGCAGCACTACCCGCACGCGCTGGCGCCCGCCGTTCCCGAAGGCCGCTCCTCTGCCGTGGCGAACTACAACGCCGCCGCCCGCGCAGCCACGGCATCGGGGGCTCGCATCTTTGTCATGGCGCAGTCGGACGTTTACCCGCCCCACGGATGGGACGAGCAAGTGATCCAAGCCATGACCCCGCACATGGACAAGCCGACCGTGCTGCACGTTTCGGATGGATTCAACAAGCCGGGCGAACAACTCATGACCATCATGACCTTCAACTGGCGGTGGTGGCTGGGCCGCGAATGGCTGCTTTGCCCCGAATACGACGGCTACTGGAGCGACACCGAGTTTTCTTTCCGCGCCTACCGCGACGGAGTGGTCGAGGACGCCCGCCACATCAAATTCTACCACGACCATCCGCTCTTCACAGGCGCGGCCACGGACGAGTGCTACCGCCGCCAGCAGAACCCAGAGGCCAACGAGCGCGGCAAAGCTGTCTTCCGCCGCCGCAACCCGGATGCCGTGGCACAGGGATGGGTGCCATGAAGCTGGAAATTCTGATTCCGACCATGCCGTGCCGTGCGGCCATGCTGGAAAAGCTACTTGCCGTCTTGCAGCCGCAGGCCAAGCGCAGCGTCCGCATCACCATTGATGACGGCCCTGGCACGGTCGGGGTTAAGCGCCAGCGCATGATTGAGCAGGCCACGGGCGACTATGTGGCCTTTGTGGACGATGACGATATGGTGGCGCCCGACTACGTTGCCCGAATCCTTCCTTGTCTTAAAAGCAAGCCCGATGTGGTCGGCATCACCATGCACGTCACGATGGATGGAGAGGACTACCGCCCTTCGCCCATTTTCCGCCACAGCCTGCGTTTCCGCGACAACCACCACTGGCAGGGTCAAGACCGCACACCGCATCATTTGTGCGCCATTAAGCGCGAGGTGGCCCTACAAAGCCGCTTTCCCGATATGATGTGGGGCGAGGACTACAACTATGCGCTCGGCCTCCTGCCGCATTTACAGACCGAGGAATGGAGCGGCGACGAGCCGATTTACTTTTACAGCTACGTCACCAAGCACTACGACCCCGGCGTGGCGGGGCTTTGACTCGCAGGAGTAGGGCATGGCCAACCAGTTAGACACAGCGCACATTCTTGGCGTTGCTGCCATCACGGACGTAGGCGGCGAATATGTGACCATCGGCGGCACGCAACTCAAGGCCGTGGTGGGCGACATGGATTTGCGCGACGAGCTCGCGGAGGGAGGCGTGCGCCAGATCCGCTCCGTGCGGGTCGGGATTCCGCGCAGCGAGTTTGAGCGGTGCATTGCTATGGGCATCAAAACCGTGGAGATCCCCGCCATCTGGAGCCGCATCACCGTCCGCGACATCGAGCTTCAAGTCCTCGGCGTGGCGCAGGACGCGGCGGTCATCGAGATCACAGCCGGCGGGCTGGCGGAGTAAGGCGATATGATCGTCAGCGCCACTCTTGATTTTAAGGAGTTTCAAGACCTTTTGCCAAAACTACAAAAGGCATTGAACGGCGATATGGTTAAAGTCGTTCGTGGTCAGGCGGCGCTTTTGGTTCGCAATGATGACGGCGCAAGCCTTGTTTCGATGACTCCGCCACGCGGATTGGCAGAGGGCAAAGATGTCGGGGATTGGGCCGTTGCCAGAGATATTGGCCGCACATTTGTCAGCAGCGGTGTGGTTCAGAGTATTTTGGCGCGCAGCAGAAAAAAAGCTACGTTTGGTCGCTACATTAAGGCGGGTGAGTTGGACAAAGCCAAGAAACTGCTCAATGACCAAATACCCGGAACCGTTCAAGTCGGGGGCTACTCACGCAAGGGCAGGCAAGTAAAAGGCTACACGCAAAACCGCCAAGTTTCCTCACACGGCGACAACCGCCTTGGAAACATTACCGAAATCGCCGCCCTGCCAAATCCGTCTATTCACAAATTGCGGCGAGGCAGCGGCTACAAGGTCAATCGCAAGCAGTGGTCACAGGTTGTCTTGAAGGGCAAGCAGTTGGAAAAATACCAAGAGAACGTGCAGAAGCGCGTTGGCTCAATGAAGGCCGGGTGGCGTTTTGCGGCAAAAGGTCTGCAAGTCAGCCTTCCGCCATACGTTAATTCGGCAACAAACAAGACCAATGGCTACTACAAGCAAAGCCCTGGCGGCTCCACGTTCACCATTGAAATGGGCAACACCACGCCCCGGATCGATAAAATGCTCACACAAAAGACTGTCGATTTCTTAGTCGGGCTTCGTCTTAACAATATTGAGGCATTTCTTCAAAAAGCGGCGCAAGCCACAACCGCGAGCACCAAGTGATCCACCGCGAACTTGAAGGCGCCTTTGCCGCCTACCTTACCGCCAACCGCACAGGCACCGCGCTGTCGGGCATCCCTGTGCGCCATGCGGTTCCCGTCGATGCGCTGTCCCTGCCGTGCGTCATTGTCGCCTCGGCCACAGCGGAATTACTGGAGGGCGGCGTCCGACAGGCTACCCGCGCCACAATGGATTTCTCGGTCATCTCCGCCGCCAATGCCGGCGCAGGCTGGCAGGCCGCGCACAAGGATCGTGTGGCCGCGCTGTCGCGGCTTTTAGATGATACCAATACCAACACCGCGCTCGCTGCGATCAACGCGGCACAGACGGATTTCACGCTCTACGGCTGGCATCTGGCCGAACTGACCAGCGAGACATCGGCCAACTACCAGAGCGACAGCATCCGCATCAGCTTGGTTGCAGGCGAGCGCATCGCCACCTCCCCGACTGGCCCCACGGCCACCCCGCAAAATTACAGCCTGCGGCACGAGATCGAGCAAATCGTGTCGGCCCACCTCGGCACTGAGCTCCCCGGCGCCGTGACGGATGATTACGCCGTTTACCCCTACTACTACGAAACCACTGTCCCACCCCGTCGCATTGTCGCCGCCTGCCTCTCCGCCGAGCGACCGTTTCCGCAGTTGGCACGCTGGTCGGCACAAGTCACGATCCACGTTATCACGCCCGGCCAATACGCCAGCACCCACGACGAAGCGGTTACTTTGGTGCAGGAAACCCTGCGCGATATTGTCGCCCAAGACTTCACCTCGGCCAACGTCACAGTCGCCGGGATGCTGGAGACGGGCCACTCGGTCGATAGCTCCGACAACCGAATTACCGACGTGTTGGCCGTGACCCTCTACTGCCAGCAGAATTGACATCGCCCGCGAGGGCATGGCTATCACTTACGGCTCGACGGCTGGCTTTTCTAAATCCACCAGCAAGTCTTACGAATATCTCGCCGTTGCGGACAACACGGGCGCGGTTGCGGATAACATCCTCAAATATACCCGCACCGAGACAACCACAGAGACAGTAACTTCAACTTTTGGCGCCCCGACCCTTGACGGCGACGAAGTGATTAGCGCCTCAATCACATGGAGCGTGGACGAGGTAATTATTGACCCGTCAGCCAGCAGCACAGCGCCACCCGCTGCGCGCACTTACAATCCCCGCGCCGAAGCATCTGTCACAATTTTGGGCGAGTTTACGGCCTCAACATTTGAATTAGACGGCACCACTTTTGAAACTCTGAG